GCACCTTTTGTTGATGATGAAGATGTGCCTGAAGAACTGAAATCAACATCAGCACCACCAAAAGAAAATGAATATGATACTGATGATAATCATTTCAAGCGATGGGACTATGTTCTTAATGAAATGATTTTTGCTTTTGAATGTAAAGTTGATGATACATGGCAAGAGAAATTTAGTTCTGGTGAATTTGACAAGAAGACGGTTGCTTGTCAATGGGATGAAAATGGCAAAGCAACAATGTATCAATGGATTGACGGACCAAAACATACTTACACATTAGATTTTGATGGTATGCAAGAAGTACAGAAACGAATCACAAATGGATTCCGTTTGTTCGGTAAATACTATGAAGCGCTTTGGGACTAAAATCTGGAGACTATGGGCAAAGGCATTAGGAGAAAAAGCATCAACGGATGACAATGAAGCGGATAAGATTGCCACTATTCGTTCAATCATTGTGTTAATATACATTATAACAAATTTTGCAATTATGGCCGGTGTTTTGCGACATTGGAATGACTAAATAAGTAACCAGCACTTACACAAATCGCTGGTAACACACAAACACACTAAGGAGTGAAATATGTCTAATATGACACCGTTCGAGATTCGCCTCGAACTTCTAAAAATGGCGAAGGATATGCTTTCTGATGACTACTACGGAAAGCGTGAATCGATTAGCAATCAATACGCATCACAATGCGAATATGCTAAACTGAATGGCCAACCAGTACCAGACCATCCAGGATTCCCTCCCTTTCCAAATGAAAGTGAAATCGTTACCAAAGCAAACGCATTGAACGGTTTTGTTTCAAACATCCCACTAGAACCAAAGACTATACCTAAAAAGTCTACCACCTGATGGGCGAGAAGAGCGCACTCTTCTCGGGTACGCTCTCCTTTTAACACAAAGGAGTAAGAATGAAATCCAGTTTTTTAATTTGTATTGCCGCTATCGTGGCAATACTGACAATAAGTTTTGGAATGGCATCACAGATAAGATATGACATGCCTTTTAAAACCACATTCAACAGTTTGTCACCACAGGCAAAAGCAGAAGTTGAATGTCTAGCAGAAAATATTTACTTTGAATCTGCCTACGAACCAAAACAAGGACAAATTGCTGTTGCGTTTGTTACCTTGAACAGAGTTAATTCCGGTTTATTTGAAACCGATATCTGTGGTGTAGTGAAACAAAAAATCAAGAATGTTTGCCAATTTTCTTGGTACTGCGAAGATAAGCCTTACCGCATTTCAACGGAAAAACGCTTGACATCCACCCCCAATTCGTTGTATAATGATATTAGAGATTTAGCAGTAAGTGTCTATATTAACTATGAACGAATGATAGATCCATCCAATGGTGCTTTATTCTACCATGCTGACTATGTTAATCCTGGATGGAAAAACATGAAGATGACTGCCGTTGTCGGCCGCCATATCTTTTACAATAGAACAGGAAAAGGAATATGAAACTACCAACTAAGATAGAGTACCCAACTCCAGTTGTTGTGTCATTGACATTAGTGTTATTGGCAGCAATATTTGGATTAGGTTATTATAATATAAGTGATAGAAGTCTTATGGCACAAAACATTGATAATGCAATTGCAAAAGGCATTGACCCATTATCGGTAAGATGTTCATATGCAAAGAGTGATGATATTATTTGTGTGGCTTTTGCTTCATCAGCACAATCTCACAATACAGGTGTAACAGTTAAGAAATAATTTTTTAGGAGTATATTATGGCTATTCAGCAAGTGAGTGTTAATCAAATTTCAAACCCAGCAGACCGTGAAAAGTTGTTGAAAGTAATCCGTGAGGTGTCTGATTCAATGGCACGGGCTCAGGGTGAGAAAGAATATATCCGTGAAGCAATTGCGGATATCAGTAAACAGTTACAATTACCAAAGAAGATTGTAGCGAAAATGGCGAAGGTCTATTTCAAACAGAACTACGATGAAGAAGTTGCTGTGCAAGACCAATTTGAAACTCTTTATGAAACGATTGTAAAATGAAATATATTTTTAAACAAATAGATAATATCTCTGGCCGCTTTGCAGAAACTACTGTTGAATTTCATGCAGATTCGCTTCCTGATATTTTGGAACAATTTGAAATGTTTCTCCGTGGTTCAGGTTTTCATCCATCAGGTGTTTTGGATTTTGTTGATGTAGATGAATGTGAAGAATGGCATAATGAAGAGTTTGATACACCTCAAGAAGAACCTGTTTATCCATGGATTGATACAGGTGCAACATGGCCTTTTCCAAAAGAAAAACAATCTGAATCAATCTATGATGGTGATTTAAATTCGCCTAGTGCAGGTGCTACACAACCATGGAATGGTGTTGCGCCATCGGTTGCGATGCAATGGACTGTGAATGAATTGATGAAAGGTCCAATGACTGTGCAATCAAATTCTGAGAAGTGTTCGATTTGTGGTATCAGTTTCGATGTAATGGCAAATCAAAAATGCTGGGATGTAAAATGCCCAATAGGCAATGATGCCAACTAAAGATGAAATGGCAAAATTTGCCAAGTCGATAGAAACTCTTGTTGCTAATACTGATTACAATTACATAGAAGCAATTGTTGACCATTGTAAGACAACTGGTCTTGAAATTGAAGTCGCTGCAACATTGATTAATTCTAACCTTAAATCGAAGATTGAAGCTAACGCAATGGATAATAATATGTTAAAAGATAAAGGTGCTAGATTGCCAATATGACTGGTTATGAAACATTTGAAATCTATCAGGCACTCAAGTTACATTTTACAACGGACAATTATGATTTTGTAAAATACAATGGTAAGACCAGCGTTAATGTAACAACTTTCGAAAATAGAAAAGACAAATACCACTTTTACAAACTGTCTCGTAAGTGTAATAACAAAGATGATTTAATTAATTTTGTTGTTGCCAATTTTGTGGAAGATGAGAAGTCTTGGGTAGGTAACCTATTGATGGAAGAAGCAGATATGAATTACCGAAAACGACAAAAGGTAATTCAATCGCTGTCGTATACATTTGAGAATGATTTAACGAAGATATTCGATGGTTGTTCTAACCCTAATGACTTGATTATTGTGCATGATGGTGACTATCCTAGTCTATTGACGAAGACTTTACAGAGAGATATACAGATTGAAACCTTGTGTATTCTCAATGACATTCTTGGATTCTTTCCTATGTGGTCTAAGAAGATATCAGACACTATTCGGTGGCCAGAATATAAGCGAAAATGCACCAAGTATGCCACATTTCTTCCCAAGGATAGTGTAAAATATAAACTTATATTGAAGAAGGTGATAAATGATTGAGAAAATTTACCTTGATATGGATGGAGTATTGTGTGATTTCGAAAAACGATATATGGAATTGTACAATGAAGCACCAAATTCAAGCAGAGACAAAAAGAATTGGTCTGTAAACTGGACTGACTTTGTTATGTCGAAACAATTTGAAACCTTGGATATCTTTCCAGGTGCAATTGAATTGTTGAGATATGTAAGACGAACAGAATTACCAATTGAAATACTAACCTCATCTGGCGGTGCAAAGTATCATAATTTAGTTGCCGAACAGAAAGATATTTGGTTAAAGAAACAAGGACTCGCATACAAACGAAATGTGGTTCCTGGAAGAGGTCTGAAAGCATCATATGCAACTCCTGATACCATCTTAATTGATGATACAGAAGATGTGATTGTTGCTTTCAACAAGGCAGGTGGTATCGGTATACTTCACAAAGATATCGGTGAAACTTTGCAAAAATTAGATAGTGTGCTTGCAAAGCAACTAAATAATGTGATATAATGATACTGTGAACAAAACGCTATACAATAACATACATTTTATACAAGGAAATAATATATGAGTTCTTTCGCAAACCTCAAAAGAAGTCGCAATGATTTGGATAAACTAACCAAAGCAATTGAAGACACAACATCACCCACTTCTAAAGAAGCTGGGTCAAAAGACGATACCAGACTTTGGCAACCTACTGTTGATAAAGCAGGCAATGGCATGGCAGTTATTCGCTTTCTTCCCGCACCTGCGGTAGATGGTGATGATGCACTACCTTGGGTTCGTAGATTCGACCATGGATTTCAAGGTCCAGGCGGTTGGTATATTGAAAACTCTTTGACAACTCTTGGTCAAAAAGATCCAGTATCAGAGTACAATACTACATTATGGAATTCTGGCATCGAAGCGAACAAAGAAATTGCTCGCAAACAAAAACGCCGTTTGCATTATATTGCTAACATCTTGGTCGTATCAGACCCAAGTAATCCATCAAACGAAGGTCAAATCAAACTGTTTAAGTTTGGTAAGAAAATCTTTGATAAGATTACAGAGGCGATGAATCCCGAATTCGCTGATGAAACACCAATCAACCCATTTGATATGTGGGAAGGTGCTAACTTCAAGTTGAAGATTCGTAATGTTGAAGGCTATCGCAACTATGACAAATCAGAATTTGCTGATAAGTCTGCATTGCTTGATGGTGATGATGAGAAACTTGAAGCACTTTGGAAGAAAGAATTTTCTCTGAAGGAATTCACCGAACCATCCAACTTCAAATCATATGAAGTGTTGAAGGCGAAACTTGATAAAGTTTTGGGCTTTGATGGTGGTTCTTCTGTAAAGACAAAGGCAGAAGATGCTGTCTTTAAAAAGTTTGATGATGAAGATGTT